TGTCATTCAGATTGGCAAATGGACCGATGAGCGTGGTCTTATGATCGCTGCTCGTCCCCAGACGCTTGTCATCCCGCCCGATTTGCAGTTTGTGGCGACACGGGTGATGAAATCTGAGCTTCGTCCGGGTACTGCGGACAACGATATCAACGCGGTGCGTTCGATGGGTGTTGTTCCGAATGGTACAGTTGTGAATCACTTCCTGACGGATACGGATGCGTGGTTCCTGCTTACTGATGTGCCGGATGGGATGAAGCACTTCAATCGTGTGGCACTTGAAACGAGCATGGACGGTGATTTCGATACCGGAAACGTTCGCTACAAGGCTCGCGAGCGGTACAGCTTCGGTGTCTCCGATCCCCTTGGGATCTGGGGATCACCCGGAGCGTAGTATAAATTCGTCATCCAGCACAATCAGAGATGACGCAAAAAGCCGACTCGCTTTTGCGGTGAAATAGTGCCGCCGAGAGGTTCGCGTTAGTTGGATTGGCTCATGGAGTTGGGTGAGTCCCGACAGTGGGGTGACGCGGCCAGAGTACAATAGTAAGGGTGGGAGAGGGAGCAATCTTTTGTGGGGTTGCTGGGGCATCAGCAACTTTGTGATTGATTGCTTTCTCCCCTCCTATTTTTTCCTGACGGTCGAGTAATCGGCAGACACTAGCCACGACAGGAGAAACTAATGGCTAACACAACTTTTTCGGGACCAGTACGATCAGAGAACGGATTCCAATCCGTTGATAAGAGCAGCACAACTGGTGCTTTTACCACCAGAGTCGTTCTAGGAAAGGGTGTTGGTCACGCTTCAGGCGTTACAGTCAACACCTCTTACGGCGATAGTCCAGCTATCGGTGAGTTTACCCAGCCAGCCAACACCGTCATCACCGCAATCAAAATTGTGTGTATCACCGCTCCGGTTATCGGAACGGGAGACATTGGGCTTGAGGTTGGAACATCAAGTTCCGGTGCCCAGATTGTTGCGGCGATCACCGATCATATCCTAGATGGCGGCACGACTGTCGTTGTTGGTAATGTCGTAGATTGCACACTGGTAGGCACAACGCATAGTGGTACTACGGCTCCGGTATCGCCTCAGTATGCTGGTTCTGAGCGGACAGTTTACTGCAATATCACGAATACCGTAGATGCTACTACTGCGGGATCGTTCACATTCATTGTTGAATATGCGACGACGGCATCGCTGTCCTAATGTGATTAATTGAGATAAGGTCACCCATCTAGGGGTGGGTGACCGTATTTCCTATTGCGAACGGGGCTGAGAGTCCTGTCCTCGCGGGGAGAATAAGATGGCTGACGCAGTAACGTCCCAGACGATCCAAGACGGCGACCGTATCGCTGTTATGAAGTTCACCAACATTTCTGACGGTAGCGGTGAAGCTGCCGTTAAGAAGGTTGATGTATCCGCACTCCAAGCGGAGTCCGGTACGGGCAAAGCCTGCGCCAAGGTTGCCATTGAGCAGATGTGGTACGACTGCTCTGGCATGACTGTTGACATTCTGTGGGACGCCAGCACTGATGCACTTTGCTGGACACTTAGTGGCTACGGTTTCTATGATTGGCGACAGGCCGGTCCTCTTGTAAACAATGCGTCCAGCCCGACTGGGGATGTTATGTTTACTACTACGGGCCATTCTTCTGGTGATCGCTATACCATTATGGTGGCCGTAAGGAAGAGCTACTAATGCACGGCGACACAAAGCCAACCTCTCCGGCCTTCCAATCAGTCATTAAGAAAAAGACTGGAAGGGTAAAGGACGACGGCTACTACAGCAAACTTGTCAAGAATTACCCAAAGGAAGCGGGAGAAGTCGGTTACACGAGCCATGTAGCCAAGAAATATCCAAATTGGAGGGCACTCTAATAATGTTCCCTGATGAGAAACAAGATATTTCTGACGGGCTACTGAAAAAGGCAATCGCTAACAATACAAAGCTCGCTGACTACTCTCACATGAGGGCTAAGGGCATGATCGCTAATGGCTCCTTGACACCCAAGGGCAAGGGTGGGGGCACAGTCGAGCGTTTTCAGAATCAGGTATGCAGAAAGTCTAAGGGGTCGTAATGGCTACATCTGGAACTGCCACATTCAATCTTGAGATTTCAGAGGTTATTGAAGAGGCGTTTGAGCGATGTGGCCTTCAGTCGAAGACAGGTTACGACATCGAAACAGCTAGGCGTTCTCTTAATCTTCTGAGTATTGAGTGGGCTAATCGTGGGTTGAATTTCTGGACTGTAGAGCAGGGTACTGCCACGGCCACAGACAGCGTGTCCACGATCACACTGCCAGCAGACACTGTCGATCTGATCCAGTATTGGATTAGGGACGGCTCAGGTACGTCACAAACAGACCTGCCTCTTTCTCGTGTCAGTGTGTCCCAGTACTCGACCATCCCTAACAAACTTAGCGAGGGGCGTCCCGTAAACTTGTTTATCGACAAACAGCGCGATGCCCCTGTCGCCTACTTGTGGCCGACACCCGACAAGGACTACACCTTCGTGTATCAGCGTATCCGGCGTATTGAGGATACGGGGACTCTGGGCTCCAACACCCCAGACATTCCTGCCCGATTTCTTCCCTGTCTCGTGGCCGGATTAGCGTATCTCATTTCTCAGAAATACCCTGAGTCGTTCATGCGTTCGCCTGAGCTAAGGGCTGACTATGAGTTCCAGTGGGATCTGGCACAGTCCGAAGACCGTGACCGCTCATCGGTGCATTTTGTGCCGGGGGGATATAGCTGATGGCTAAGTTTGCCAACGGCAAATACGCCTTCGGGTTCTGCGACCGCACTGGATTTCGATACAAGCTCAAGGATCTAGTGCCACAGGTCCGGGCGGGACGCATGACTGGGCTTATGGTTGGCCGGGATATGCTGGACGAAGACCAGCCCCAGAATTTCCTGGGCAGGCTTGGAGAGTATGCGGACCCACAGGCGATTAGGAACCCTCGCCCTGACCATAATCTGGCGGAACAAAGAAGCATACAGTGGGGCTGGATGCCCGTAGGATTTCAGGGCGACCCAGAGTTAACGCCTGATGATCTATCCGCGAGCGGTTTGGTAGGCAGTGTTACGGTGACGACATGACCTACGCTGAGTTGAAGGCTGCGATTCAGGACTACTCCAACAATACGGAGACAAGCTTTGTAGCTTCGATCCCAACATTTGTCAAGCAGGCTGAACAACGCATTTACCGCGCTGTCAATCTTCCCGTAAATCGCAAGAATGTCGCTGGCACGATGACTGACGGCAATAAATATTTGTCGGTCCCCACGGACTTCCTGCTGCCCCTGTCCCTGTCTCTGACAAGCTCTAGTGATGCTCAAGTCTTTTTGTTGAATAAAGATGCAAACTTCATTAGGGCTACTTATCCGAATGCGTCCACTGAGGGCGTGCCTAAGTATTACGGTGTGTTTACTGACGACACGTTTATCCTTGGACCCACGCCTAACGCAAATTTTGTCACAGAGCTTCACTATTATTACAAACCAGCCTCAATCGTTGATTCTAGCACTTCATGGCTGGGTACGAATGCTGATACGGTCTTGCTCTATGGTTCTTTGGTTGAGGCTTACACCTACATGAAGGGCGATGCGGACATCATGCAGTTGTATCAGCAGAGGTATCAAGAGGCGTTGGATCTTCTGAGGGCACAGGCAGAGGGTCGCATGACCGGGGACGAGTACCGGGACGGCACGGCAAGGATGATGGTTAAATAATGTTTACTGGAGAGTTGGGAAACGTCATTGTCACGACAAGCGACAACACAACACTTGGCCCAGAGCATTGGGCGAGGCGGGCATCTGATCAGGTCATGTCTGTTGGCAAGGACGCGCACCCCCTGATAGCCGAGCAGGCGTTGGAGTTTAAGGGGTTTATTGAGAAGGCTGTAAGGTATTATATGTACGAAGCAATCAAGGAAGATCGTTCTGGGATCGTTACCCTGCTGCGTTCAGCGGGCCATAACGACCTGGCTAACTCCGTGGAGAAGTTGTAATGGCTATTACACAGGCGATGTGTACGTCTTTCAAGAAGGAATTAATGGAGGCGAAGCATAATTTCCTTAATTCAGGTGGCAATACGTTTAAAATCGCGCTTTATACGAGTAGCGCGACGATGAGCGCGGCCACCACAGCGTATGCTACGACCAATGAAATCAGTGGCACGAACTACACTGCCAAGGGAAACACGCTTACGCGGGTAGATCCCTCCAGTAGTGGCACTACTGCTCTTACCGATTTTGCTGATACCTCGTGGTCTACGGCGACATTTACTGCTAGGGGGGCTCTGATCTTTAACGAAGATACCAGTGGTGATACTTCTGTTCTCGTTCTGGATTTCGGTGCAGATAAGACTGCCACCGCTGGCACGTTCACTATCGCTTTCCCTGCGGCAGACGCGAGTAACGCGATTATTCGTATAGCGTAGTATGGCAAATGTAACTGGCTGGGGCCGTTCTACTTGGGGCTCTGAGACTTGGGGCCAGCCTGTACCCGTTGAGGTAACGGGTATAGCGGCAACTGGCGGTATTGGAAGCGTTACGGTAACGGGCGATGCGAATGTTACCGAAACGGGTGTGTCGGCTACCGGGTCAATAGGATCGGTTACGGTGACCGGAACGGCCAATGTTACCGTCACGGGAGTGTCGGCAACCGGGTCAGTAGGAAGCGTTACCGTAACAGGTACGGCGAATGTTACGCTAACGGGAATAGCAGGAACGGGCGCAGTTAGCTCAGTAGCAGTAACAGGTGATGCAAATCTCACGGTCACGGGAGTGGCAGGGACAAGCGCACTTGGTTCGGTAGCGGTAACGGTTGATGCGAATATCGCCCTGACCGGGATTGCTGCAACTGGTGGGTTGAGTTCGGTGACGGTGACAGGAGATGGGAGCGTCACTGTTACGGGGCTGGCAGGAACGAGTGCGGTAGGAAGCGTTACGACGAGCGTCAGTCAGGATATCGACGTAACGGGCGTGGTAGGAACTATGGGAATAACTGGGGTCAATGTATGGAGCATCATAGATGATTCTCAGACGCCAGATTGGGGAGCAATTGATGATTCACAGACACCAAGTTGGTCAGAAGTATCTGACTCGCAGACACCTGACTGGGCACTCGTGCCCTCGTAATGATTCTGCCGGAGATAGGAAAGAAACATGGCAACATATGTAAATAATTTGCGGCTAAAGGAGATTACTACAGGCGATGAGTCGGGTACTTGGGGCACCTCCACCAACCTGAACCTTGAATTAATCGGTCAGGCGCTGGGGTATGGCACTGAGGCTATCACGACCAATGCGGACACCCACGCCACGACGATAGCAGACGGTGCGGCTGACGAGGGTCGTGCATTGTTCCTGAAATACACTGGCACATTGGACTCCGCCTGTACCATTACGCTTGGCCCCAACACGGTTAAGAAGGTTTGGATTATTGAGAACGCCACGAGCGGCTCTCAAAATATCATTATCAGTCAGGGCTCTGGTGCGAACATTACGATTGCCCCCGGCAAAAACGCAACAATCTACACAGATGGTGCGGGATCAGGTGCTGCGGTGCTTGATGCTTTTGCAGACCTAGAACTAAGCAGCAGCTTGAGCGTGGCTGGTGCGACTACGCTTACAGGCGTCACCACCCACGGCGGCAATGTGGTGTCAGATACTGACTCCACGGATGATTTAGGTACGACAGGAGTCCGCTGGGCGAACCTCTATGTAGATGATGTTGTAGCTACCACCACGGTTAAGCCCGGAACCCTAGTCCTAGCAGCAGGCTCCATCACAGATACGTCTGGTGCGATCACGTTCGGTAACGAGAATCTAGTCACCACGGGTACGTTCGGTGCTGGTGCAACCAC